TTTATATTAAAATTAGCACCAGGGCTTATAGGGAAGTAGTAGTTCGAGCCAGTTATGGGTTGAATAGATGGGGCGTTACCTATCTGCCTTACATCAGTACACGCAAGACCATACCACCCATTCCAGTTGTTTACTAAACCACTGTTAGCATTTAAAACATCTGTACTACAATGTTGAGGTGCAGAACAGTTGTCAAAAATCGATTTTTTAACAGTTCCGTTTTGAACCTGAATACTATACTCCTGTAGGCCAATTTCTTCACCTATCTCTAATATTACTTCTTTAGCTTGTGATGATTGTGCCATTTTACATTTTTTGAGTTGTAGTGTTCTCTGAAAGGGTATATTTAAACTCTATAAAGTGTCTGCCCTTTTCTGTGTTATGTAGCTTATAAGAGCCTTTTAATATATTTATAGCCACAAGCCCCTTGGTGTTATAAAAAAGAAGATTTTTGTTTCCCTGGTAGTCTTTAATATCTTCAACCACCCAAACCTGAGGTGAAACTATAAGCTCCTCTAACCAAGTTGCGTATTCTGTGCTTACTGGCTGAGTGAATATTGTGTTCATCTCTTTTCTGCTCCCCCAAAGGTTAGTTATATTGTGCTGCCCCCTCTTTAAATCAAAATCAGTCAAACCCCTACTGAAATCAGTATGCCTATCAAATTCAGAACCCTGAATATCAACACTAACATCGTGCTCTCCTGTAGCTGTAAAGAAATCAAAGCCACCTCTCATATTTCTAAATATGAATGTTTTTGATTTACAATTCATGCCATCAACAAGTGTATATCTACCCATTGGTGAGCTTCTGATAAAAGCACCAGTAGTAGAATCAACAAATTTATATTGAGCTTTTAGAGTAGATGAGGTTAGATTTCCTGCACCATCTAACAAGAAGTTTACAGGAACACCAGCCACTAAACTAAGTATAAAATCTATAGTCTGAGGATGTAGGTGCACATAGTGATAACCACTGGCAAAAGATGTAGCAGTTAATGTCTCCATAGTTCCTGAGCTGTTTGTTAGTTCTAAAACAGCATCTCTACCAGCAACTTCATCAAGTAAAAAGTTTTGGAAGAAGAAGAATCCCTGACTTATATCCATAGTGTTATAGTCAGGCATATTACTTAAAAGTCTATTAGTAGAACTTGAACCTATAGGAACAGAGCTGCTATTATTACCATTTAAAACATATTTATCAAGTCTTATATTATCATTTATACTTGATGTTGATTCACGAGCCATTGTGTTAACTGGAACAACTTTAAATTCCCTTGAATATTCAAAGTCAGCAGGCTGTGGGTCGAGGTTTCCACTTGCGTCATACTCTACAGGGTATATTTTTAGCTTAAACTCCCTCTCGACCATATCACTAAAACTGTTACACCACTGTTGGGCGTAGAAAGATTCTTCTTCTTTAAAATAGTTTCTACAATACTCAGCTACATTAAATTCGTAATATTGTCCGCTGGAATCGCCATAACCATTTAGTTCCGCCTCAGTATTTACCCATACCGCACCCTCTTTTATATGTAATATTCCTTTAAAGTGTGCTACAGCACCAGCAGTTACCTTTGTTGTGATAACTATTGGTCTTTGACAAGTAACAAACTCGCCATGCGGTTCATGATAAATACTCCAGGTGCTCATATTATTTAAGTTTTAACTCGTTTATTCTTTTATTAACCACAAGTGCAATAGCTGCGGTTATGTCATCGTTAATTTGTTTTTCAATTTCAGCTTTAGCGTCATCAAGCCATCCAGGTGATTTTACTGTTCTACCCCTATCTTTAGCGGCAGCAGCAACCTTAAAAGCCATTCTTTTAGCGTCAGCCTCACTTAATCCATATTTTGTTCTTGCCCACTTTATTAAAGCACCTATATAAGCACTTTTACCTCCCCCACCTATTCCGCTATAAGGAACTTCGGAAGCCCCCTTGTTTGTTAGAGAGCCTCCGTTGTTTAGTCTTACAGCAGCATCGTTAGATTTGAAAACCCATTGTATCATATCGCCAATAACCTGCGGCATCTGTGCATTTAAACTATTCACAGTTCTACCAGTAGTAGATTGAGGCAGTTTGTTTCCACCTCTAATCTTACCCTTTAAAGCCTTTTTCATAATATCTATAGGCTTACCAGCAGACGATGATAATATTTGAGCTATCTCTTCTAACATTTATTATGGGTTGGCTATTTCGTTATCGTTAAATACTGGTGGGAATACTGGGTTTTCACCTGTCGTACATGGGTCTCCATCGTCATCGGCTGGATAACAACAAGTTCCATCATCAACACCTGCTGCTGGGTCGTAGTTGATTGCAAGTGGGTCAGTACATCCGCAAGCTCCGAAGTAGTCTTGACATGGTTCATCACAACCACTATTACTGCTTGAACCACCACCACAAGGGTCAGAGCTAACAGCAATATTTGCAATAGCATCAAACTTCAGTCTTAAAGCAACAACATTGTCGTTAAGTAATCCCTTTTCTCTTTTAATTGTTATTTGGTGCTTTGGAACATGAGCTTTACATCCACCTCCGCCACTAATACCAAGTGCAAGGCAAGAAAGCATATTCCAGCATTTAAGTTCTAATTCTGCCATAATAGCAACAACCTCATCATCAAAAACCTGAATACCCTGTGTACTACCAAGATTTGCAGGTCTCGCTATAATACATTCAAAAGTATAAACCTCTTTTACACCCTCCGCTATATAGCTTGATGGATAATCTACATTTATTAAGTCGTAACAAATATTATGGTCGAAATTGATAGACTCAGGAGGCCCTAACTTAATAGTACAAAAACCTGCTGCCGTAGCACAAGTTTTGAAATCCTCCATTAAGGAAACTAAATTATATTCTGTTGAGTATGACATATTCTAATTCTTTTTATATAATTGGTTTTCGTATGGTCTTTGGCATCTAAAGTGAACAAACTTCCCATCCATAGCTTTAAAGTATGGTTTTCCGTCAAACTCACCACCACAGTGAGCACACACTACTTTTTGTGGGTCTGTTGGCTTACCTAACTTTGCCTCATAACTTTTTTTACATTTTTTATGAACCAGCTTGCCATCTGAGGTCTTAGCCCATCCGCAGGCACAACCTTTTAGCTCTTCACCACATTCTGCACATATCTTCATTTTTACTTTTTGTTTAAATCGTTATATATTTTCTCGTATTGTACTGTTGCGTTCTTCCAAGATAAATATGTTAAAACTTCATATAAATCAGTAAGTAAAACACTGTTTAAGGGGCTATGAATAGGTAAAGTGAATATACCTGTCTTAGCTATATCGTAAAGACTGTTTAGCCAGCCGTATCCTGATATTGTTCCCTCTGCTGCTCTCACTGCTTTTCCATCTCCTCCTGACGAAGATAAGTTAGGAAAAGTGTCATCAATGAGCTTTCGTGCTGACTCAAAAAAAAACCCACATCCCAAATAGTTGCCATATCCAGTTTGTAAAAAGCTTTTTCTCGCTTTGCTATTAAAGCATCGTTGATAAGACCTTTATCTTCTCCGTCTTTTTTACATAAAATTGCTATCTGTCTTGGTAAAGCACTTAAATCACCCTTTTGTAGCCTCTTCAGCCTCGATAAATGTACCGAAGTTCTCATCTTTCAAGCCAGGCTTAGGTAAATTGTACTTTACACCCTTAAATTTAAAGCTATCAATAGCAATAGGTTGATAACCTACATTTAAGAACTCCATAGAGCTCAATATCTCTTCAACCTCTTCTATGTTACACATAGAAATCTCTTCTTCCGAAAGTCCACTCCAAAAACAAGCTAAAGCTGTATTTAATTTTACATTATACAAACTCCACTCAAGAGCTTTGACTTCCTCATCAAGACTTTCATTTTCTTTATAGAACTCTTCCTCTGTTTTTTGTGAATTTACCAGTTTTGAAAATTCGTTAAACCTTTCAAAAGTGATATTGTTCCAACCAGTAGGTACATCAATTTCCTTTTCGTTTATAACTATTGTTTTCATTAGTTTAGAATTACATCATCGTTATCAAAATTTGAATCATAAAGTATCATTCTACCGATACTATCATTGACTCTTGCCAATCTAATAGCCAATTTAGAGGCTACAGACGGCAAATCTTCGTTTTTATCTCTTATTCCGCTTATATAGCCAATAGAAGCCCAATAAATCATTGATGGCAGGTTATAAAGCCAGTTATTTCTGAAAATAGTGTCTTTATACGCCATTTCACCATTTTCGTTGTGGTGCATGATTATATTTGCCAAAATATTCAAAAAAGAGTCGTAATCTTCGTCTCTTTCCGTAGCGACATCAATTATAGCTTGAACATCGTTCAAAAAGTCAAGCATAATGGTCTCATGCGTTGCATTTAAGCATATTAAATAGTTTTGGCTAAACATTTTACAATAATAAGAAAAAGTTTACATTTTATCAGTTAATGTTTTTCATTTTTTAACCCCACGCTAAAATTCTATTGCCACCACCAAACAAAAACTTCATTCGCATCATAAGGCTGTCAGCGAAGTCAGGAGACCTACCGATAGCGGCTTTTACCTCTTTTTTAGATAAAATAGTCAGTTTTCCGTCTAAATCCATGTTTTTTCTACGGACAACATCCAATTCTTCAATGATTTTGTTGCGAATATCAATATTTTTGCACTTTATGTGTATATTTCCTGCATTCATCTGCTCTGCAAGCTTATAATAGCACTGGCTCTTTAAATTTTTGTAGTTTTCACCTTTTAGCGGCTTCGAGTTATTGATAAAGGCATTTACCCCTTTCATATAGTGAGAAAGGTACTGACCGACCCCATCTGAGTCAATTACTATGTTTTTTCGAGGAATATTGTGCAGTTGAGCCAAATTCTTGATTAAATCCTCAATACTATTGGCAGAACTCTTGTCTTTTGTGATAATTTCCTCTACAGTCATCCCTTTCCATCGTGTAATCACTAATTTATCGCTTCCCATTAGTGCAACATCACAAGAAAGGTACGGTTCGCCCTCTTCTCCAACGGAGTTTTTAAAGCAGTTTAGCAAAGACTCATAGTTAAACAGCTTATTTTTAGCCTCGTCATATTCCCAATTACCATGAAGCAGCCTTTCTCTTGAAGCTGGGTCAAGTTTTCTTAGCTGTTCTTCGTAATATTCAGAAATATGAGGGTTGTCTGTAAGCTTGGCCTGAATAAATTTTTGGTGTTCAGGCAGGTTGTCATCACGCCATTGTTTGTAAAAATCGTAAACCCAGTTTTTCGCAGGGTTGCACGACATCAAAATTTTTGGTCGCAAATTAAAATCTTTTAACTTATAACGAATCCTGGAAGCCACAACATTCTTTGCTTTCTCAGTACACTGATTTACCTCATCAATGAAAGCTCCTGAAATCTCAAGCGACCCCAGTGAGTCGAAATTTGGGTCGGCTGGATACTGATAAAGGTCTTTTAGCAAGATTTGACTTCCGTTTGTAAACTCAATCACATTGGATTGTGCATTAAACTTATAAGTCTCGCCTTTTTTGACAGACCAGTCAGAGCAAACACTAAAGAAAGAGTTAAGCGTAGTCTCTTTCAGTGTTTTCAATACAGCTCGACCCATAAGCCACCTCGTTCCTGGGTATCTCAAACACGAATACAACAACCAGGCTGCACCGAAGTAGCTTTTGCCACCGCCAGCACTTCCCCCAAAGAGAATTTCAGAGGATGTTTGGTCATGGAGGTATTCCCACGCCTGGTGTTGTTTTAT